AATGGCGCCGGGTGGTGGGTCCCTTAATCACGGCATATTTGTACACCGGGAGGTCAACCAGAAACTCACTGAGCGCCTTATAGAATCCACCCTTTTCCAGAATTGCGTCGATGCGAATCTGTGCTTCTTTCGCTTCGAGGTCTGCCTTGCGCCGCTCGTTCAATTTCGCAGCTTCATACAGAACCTTTTCGCGGGCTTTGATTGCATTCAAGTCAACTTTCTGTCCCTGTTGATTGACTGTCTTAACCTCGGTAGCTATCAATTGCTTGATCTTACCGTCGATATTATCAGGGAGCACAGGATTCGAGGTCGGCTCCAAACGCCAAGGGCGATCGGAGTTCATGTACACATTGCGCAGCAGTGCAGTGGCGCCGCGGCACTTCATCGTCATCATGCGTGAGTACACTTCTGAGCCGCCGAACTTGCGGATCTCCGATAGCTTTTCTGGTGAGTACTGGCCGTTATATGCGCGCATAGCCTGAATTAGCTGGTCATCGACAAAAATCGTGCGGCGGTGCCGGACGGATTTTTCGAACCGATCCCGCACATAGTTGGCGAGCTCAGTCATGATCTCCGGCTTTAAATTGGCGAGAGACTGAGACTTCTTGTCGGCCGCGACAAGTTCATCGTTGCCCACTACGCGCATCAGGCCGCGACCTTGGTGCTTCATTGGGCTAAGGCGCGCCATGTCCGAAGTCAAATATGCACCAGCAACGCCGGGGGTGGCGCTGGCGGCGCGGGCTGACCCGCCGAGCTCTGCCCCCATGCTCGTGGGGAGTTGAGACGCGCCGGATGGCATTCCTGCTGGGGCGTTGCCACGACCAGCACCGGTGTCCATGGTCGAAGAAGGGGGGAGAGGGATGCCACCGGCCATTCGGATCACCTTCGTTAAGTCCAGCCTTGGGCAGACATCTGCCTGGGCGCACTGGTATCGCGCCGGGTACGGTTCAATCTTGACATAATATTCCCCGAGAAGCCTAACACAAAATACTGGAAGGCGTCAGCGATGTCGCTCCATGGGTGCGACTTGTTGGGAGCAGGCTGTATCTCACCATCTTTTTTCTTGTCGTAGCGGTACTTCGAGCGCAGCGCCGCGATCAGGTTGGTACAGTGTGGAGAGATCAATAGGGCCGGCCCGCCATCGCGAGCCTGCAACAGCCATTTCTCCACCGCGCGCAGGCGCGGGTCGATATTGTTGGTCTGCGCGGGCTGAGCCGCGAGCCCCAAGCGTTTCAGCGCCATGAACACGGATTCCTCGCCGATCTGCGAGCGGCTGATCCCCGAAGGGTCGCCCACCACACCAACAGGCAATCGCTGGTAGCGAGGTTGTGAGAGCATTGGTCGCAACAATGTGCCTACAAACTTTTCAGACCCCATCGTCTCTGTGTACAACACCTCATCAGTAACAATAATCCGGCCTTTTGGGTCCATCTGACCCAATATGGCGCAAGGGTGGCGACCGAAGTCCATGCCGATCACAACCATCATGCCGGCGATCGGGGTCAAAATTTCCTTGGCAACATGCCAATCGGGCTTGAAGCTGGCGCGAAACACCGCCTCGCCGGAGAGTGAGGGCGCGACGATGTTGTCCACATACTGCTCGACCCACGCCGAAGAGTTCGTCTCGATCAAGTCCTCGTAGTAACCGGCAGCCAGGTTCTCACGATTCTCGGCGCCAGGATCGCGGGCGCCCGGTTGGATAAAATATCCCCAAGTTTCCGGCAGGGGTTTATCGATCAGCCATTTTTCTTCGAGCACCTTGTTCCAATCCGAATCCTCATCGAAGGAATTTGTCTCGCCAATGAGTCCACGCCAAGTGGGACCGCCATGCATCATGGACGGAAAACGGCCACAGCGCGAGAGCACGTCCAATAAAATCTGGACGGGTAGTTCGCGCAACTCCGAGAGCCACGCATACGTCAAATCCAATGAAAGCAACCGTGCTACGTTTTCCGGTCGGTCCAAAGGCATCAAAATCCATTCGGCCTCGATGTCGTTCTGTTTGATCCATACGGTTTTAGTCGATGGTTGATAATCGATAATCGGACGTAGTAACTCATTCACCGTCTTGAGCGAAGTGCTCTCAATCTGCGGCATTGTATTACGAACGATCACGCCGCGGGTGCGGCGAATGCCATCCTTTGGATCAGGAGCTTGCTGTGCCGCGCGGCGCAGAAGCTCCATCACCATGCCCGAAGATTTCCCGGATCCTACCGGCCCGCGCACAATGCGGACGCGCTTATCCGACTGCATGAAGCGTTTCAACGTCGGCGGGGGCCGATAGATCAGTTCGTCTTTAGCCATTTCCTTCTGTCAAAAGTTTCCGAGCCCACGCCTTTGAGATCATCGGCGCGGCAGGATTCTTAAGCGTTTGCTGAAACAGCTTCCGTTTGTTCGGACTCAACCGCCGGAGCAACGTCATTAGATGCTCCCGCGGCACTAATAGGAGAGACGAGGGCATTCGCAGCCTCCTGGTCGACCACCGCATCGAGCACGTTCGGTGCCAGAGTCACGACCTGCAGGGTCGCGATCAGCGTATCGAATTTCTCCAGCTGCGCTGTGGCGATATCGATTTGTTGCTTCTGTGTGGCGAGTTGATCGGCGAGGTTCTTGCGATTCGCAAGCACATCGGTGAGGATCTGATTCAAAGTTTCGGACTGCTTTGTGGACATGAAAATTACCTTGTAGGTTAGAAAAACTTCGGTGTGAGCGGGCTCGGCGTTGCAGCGGGCACAGCCTTTGCCAACTCGGGAACATCACGTTCGAGATCTGCGCGCATCTCCTTCCTACGTACGCGCCGGAGATTTTTAAGCCTCTCGTTCGCGTCACGCAACTGCGCCGCCAGCGCATCATTGGCGGCCTTCAATTCTATAATTCGGCCGTTCTGGGCCTTCATCACAATTTCGTTCTTCTTGATGATGGTGCCAACATCGACCCAGGTAGCCATGGTCATGACACACAGCCGCTCCTGTTTAAAAACAGGGTCGGCAACGCCGTAAAACTTACCGCGCTGCGCGGGCGAATTAGGCCACTGCTTCAGCTGTGAGGGCGGCGGGGGCGGAATCGTTGACAGTAAGTCCATCAATAGTCACCTGTTGCGAGGGAGAATCCCCCATCTGTATTACCACCTTAAATCCAGCAGCTGTGGCCTGCGTGGCGCCAGTCTTCGGCGCCAAATCCGCGGTCTTCATCAACTTCTCAAACGCCTCTAACTTGCTCGCTGCCGGCATATTTTCATTCTTAATGATCGCAAACACATCGAGGAGCGAGTCTTCCACCAGCATGGCGGCCTTGACGCGGATCCGCTCCTTCACGTTCATGTCCGATTTCCACAGGGCTTTCGCCTCGCGAATCGCCATCCGAAACATCGGGTCCTTGAGCTTGTTCTTAAACCCCTGTGGAGAGATCCCGTAGCGCGTCAAGATCGTCGGTACATCAGCGATCTCCGCGGCGATCTCCCAGGCTATGCGGCCATCGGTCTGAGACAGCGCGTGCTCGCCGCCGTGCTCCGGCATGGGCACGATGTTCATTTCGGCACCAGTCTCTTGTACTCAACGTTTTCCTGCACGACCTTGCCGCCCTCGGCGAACACAAACCGTCGACAGGCTTCGCGGATCAACTCGGAGTAGGTGATCCCGCGGGCTTCGCCAATGCGGCGCAGCGCCTCCAGGATCCGTTCGTCCATGTACAAGTTGACCTTGGCCTTGCCTGTCGACGGTCGTGTCATCAGAGCGTATACGTGCCGATCTTGATTCCGACTACGACGCCTCCCAAAAACGCCATCACTGTCATCAGCAGCGTGATCACTTCCGTTTCCGTCCCGCGGCGGCCTTCGCGGCCATGCCGGCCTTGCCGAACTTCTTCACGCCCTGCTTGTAGGCGATCCCGCCGGCTTCCTTCGCCGGGAGTCCCTTCGCTTCGAGCTTACCAACCAACTTCTTGAATGCACCCATGTCATATCACCTTCAGTTTCCACAGAACCAGTCCTGCGATCGTCACCAGCGCGGCGGCGACCTTCCATATCCAACTCTCGCTACTAGCTGACGGTGAGGCCGGTGGGGGCGCTGGGGACAGCAGCAATGGAAAAGCTCGCCGCGTTGGACGCGACCCCCACGACGCCGGCGGTCGTCACCAGGGCGAGGGTAACCGTGTGTGCGCCGCTCTTAAGCGCCTCGTAGGCCGCCAGGCTGCTCATGTCGAACGTCGTCCCCCAGGCCAGCGGGATCGACACCGCGGCGCCCCCATCGAGGCTGATTTGATAGCCGGCGTTTTCAGCCTCGGTAAGCGCGGAGCCATCGGTGTTCGTAGTGGGATTAGTCCAATTGAGGGTATGCGGATTTGCCATGATTCACCTATGTAATACGGATAACGTCTTTCCTGTGATCAAAAACTACCCCGCCGAAGCGGGGTAGGGAGTCGTTCTAGTACCCGAACGCGGTCCAGTTCATGACATCGCCGGTCACAGCAGTGGCGGCGGTGGTCTTGCAGGCGGTCGTGGTCGAGCCCGTGACTGACTGCTTCGGCGCATCGGCGGGGGTCGACAGATCATTGAAGGAGCAGTACCAACCGTTCGGCGCGGCGCTCGGGAAGGTAATGGTGATCTGGCATGAGGTAGCGAAGGTGCCAATGGTAAAGGTGCCGCCCGAGGCGCCCCCGGCCTTGGATACAACCGTGCCGCACCCAGCAGAGAACACGAAGGTCGGCTGCGGGCCGATCGACACATCCGAACCATAAGTGCTGTTCAGTCCAGTCGCCGGGTTGTACCCCGAATAGGTCTGCGCCAACGCGACAGTACCGAGCCCGAGTAGAGCCGCGAGAACGAATGCGGTTCCTTTGTTCAGGCCGCGGAAGAAATTCTTGACCATGTGCGTGTACCTATAGGTGTGTGGAGATTATGGATGCCGACGACTCAAGTGAGCCCGCCGACGATCATATGTCAAGGGGTCGTCATCCGCAAGAGGGGAATGTTCATCAGGATAGTCATATTGCTCGCTCCAGACTACGAGCATGCGAAGAACGAAATACACCAACAGACAGACCACCACTGGTATCAAGAGCATGAGGATAGTCATGATATCACCTAGAAGTCGTTCCGTCCTACCTGGCTACTGATAAAAGCTTGCCACCATTCCAGGGGATTGTCCAGCGTCTTGCGCGAGATTTTCTGCGCCCACTTGCCGCGACGCACCATATAGAGCACGTGCCCCAACCCTTGCACTTCGCGCTCGACCAGAATCAGATCGCAGATCTGCATGAGGGCACGCTTCGCTTCCCAATCATCTACGCCTTCGTAGCGCACCCATGGACGCTGAGCCATGTCGTAATAACCACCGATGTTAACAGGCTCACCGAAACCCTTCAGCGCCAAATCGAAGTGTATCTTCTCTGCCAGCATCTCCATGATGTCCGTTACGAACCCTTTAGGATTTTTAGCAGATATGATGTGAGTCTCGTCAATGTAATGATCGATGTTCCAATGCGACGGCATGTGCGTGATGCGCAAATAAGTCGCCAGAAGTTGCGCGCTCACATGTGAGGCAACGGTGAATTCCGGAGACGGGAACCAAGCCCGCGCCGCTTCTTCGATGTTAATTTCTGCGTTGCTCACAGCTTGATCCAATCGCCAGGATCGTAGGGCTGAATCTTGCGATGCTGCGGATGTGTGCGACCTTTGTACTGCGCCTCCCAGGCCGCCAAGGATGAAGTGAATTGGAAACGCCAATCTTGGCCGTCGGGGTTCCGAACCCAGAAACCATCGGCACTGGCAGAGGTGATCGTGAGGTTGTTCAGCATCAGGAAGTTCTGCTGCCAAGTGAGCAGGTTCGGGAATATGTCGTCGTGTAGGGTCATGGGTCGGGGATCGTGTGGCCATTATAAGTCACGGTCGGTGACTCGCTCCAGTACTTGAAGGCAGCGGTCCAACGTTCGCATGATTGGGGTTGGCCGCGCCATAAGGTGTCGTCGCTGATACGCTTCATGATGATCATGTTTCCGCTCACGCCAACGAGATCAAAACCCCACAGATGCGCTAAGTTAATCAATGAGATTATGTCGAAGTCTTGGCTCATTTGCGGCGCCCCACTGTTCGTATCCTATGGCAGACGGCGCACACAAGATCACACTTTGCTATCTCCTCAGCGATGCGACGTAGATTGAGTGGAGGTCGCGATAAGTTAAATTGCTTCTCCCCACGAACGTGATCAAACTCCATAGCTTCGAAGTGAAATATACATCCACAATCCATACAAGGTCTTTCTTTATATTTCTGGATTTTTTTCTGAATCGCGTTCCATATGCGGTTCCGGCGGGCTAAGCGCGCAGCACAGCGTTCTTCAGAGGTTAGGCGTGTCCTACGGCGGGGCGCCGTGAGCGCAGTTATTAAATCATCCCCACGAAACAATCGTTTATACGTAGATGCCACGGATACCTTATAAATTTGTGCCCATTCTACAGCGGTTCGTGTAACACCATCGATTATAAAGGATGTGGCGGCCTTAACGGGCTCGGTGGCTGCGCGGTGGTGCTCCCATTTTTGGTTATGCACTCTTGATATGAAAGTTGAATACCCAATACCGTTGGAGGCAGCAAGGGATTTCCAGCTTCCAAAATTTTTTGGTGGAAGTTTGTGTTTACCCATAGTGAAAATAATAGGTGAGTGGACAAGTTCTGTCAACTCATGTCAGCACGAAGCCCCTAGCGCGTCGCGCCGGGGGCCCTCCCTGTGTCCAGATCCCTATGGGTGGTCTTACCATATTCTCATAGGACTTAACATAATGCCTGGGAATTCCCTATGTTTGCCACTGCGGCGAGTCGGATTCCATCCCCTCACGACGGTGTGCAGGAACCAAGGTGTAGCCGCACAGCCCGCGCTGTAGCAGGTGAACGGTGCAGCCTTGTCCCTAGACGGCCCCGGGAGACTTGTCACCCTCCCATCAGCGCACAGACTCGATTGCGCAGGATTCCCGTCGACTGTAACCCGGATAGCTCTTGGCGTGAGCTTGCCCGCAAACCAGTCTAACGAATGAAACCAGGGCGACTATCGTCCTGGTATTGAGGAGTTGATATGTTGACGACTAATTGGAGTTTTGGCTCAGCCCGTCTAGCCGGTCGCGCGTCTGTAATCAGACAGCGATTGGGGCGGGCTCAGCCCGCTAAGTCTAATGCGGTGCACAAACCCATGTCCTACGTTGAGCGCGCGATTCTGTGTGAGCGTTTAGAACGCAACGCAGAGCGCGAATGGCGCAAGGGCTTGGGTGCGAGTGCCTAATAGGACCCAGCCTGTAGCCCGTCTAGCAGACTGCGCAAATGCCTTCAAGGTGAGCGCACGAGTTTAGGCGGGCTATGGGCCGCGTCTTTGCGGCTAACGCTACACAATTAGGAGATAACCATGTCTGTTAACATCATGACAGCGGGTGAGATCACGACTGCCATTGGCCGCATCGCGACTACTAGCAAGGCATTGCAATCGGACATTCACACGACTGCGGTGTCGACGTTGGCTCACATTCGCGACCATGGCGACACGACATTGGCTGTTCGCTTGCTCGATGCGCTCGCGAACGGACAGCGCTTGAACGCGCTGGCTTTCTGGTACTCGCGATTCTCGGCTGGTAAGGCAGTCATGTCGAAGGGTAAGGATGGCCAATGGAAATGCAATCTCAACAAGGATCGCGCGATATCCGACTTTGATATCGAGGGCGCGAACGACACGAACTTCGCCGACCTGACCAAGGAACCGAAAGTCGAGCCGATGGACATCAAGGCGTTTGAGAAGTTGCTCAAGCGCATTGGCGATAACGATGGCGTGTTCCCGGGCACGACCACTGAGAAGGTCACACCGGCGGTGCGAGCTTTGGCCGCTGCTTGCGTGGCACTGACTCGCGAGAAGACTGCGAAGGCCGCGTAGGTCCTAGCCTGTAGCCCGTTGTCTAATAGCAGCGGGCTATGGAATAGTATCTAGATCCCAGGGAGACTATCCAAGCGATTTGTAAATCTCCCTGTGTTTTGGATCGTCTCTAAGCCCCCTATAGCTGATCCACGGGCCCCTAGTCAGCATATATATATAAAAAGAAAAAGAAAAATATATATATAGGGAGACGATCCAAGGTTTTGAGAGAGTAGCAGGGTCTGGGACAATGGATTTTAGTGTGTGTCGGGCTTCGTCTCTAAGCCCGCGGAGACTATCCTGCTTTCGCCCGCGCCCGGCTATGGGTATACTTTTTCCCAAAAACCTTGGATAGTCTCCCTGGGTTGTTGTAAGTACATGACGCTAAATATTTTTGATCCCCGGAGACTGCATTCGTCTCCTGGAGAGTCTCCTTGACTTCACCTATAATCCATGCATAATGGATATCCATTAACTCTAAAATGGTGATTCATGGTGTCTTTAAAGATCTCTAAGCCCATCCAGCCTAACACGCCTGGCCGTCCGAAGAATTTCGTCTATACGATTGTCCTCGACAATGGCCGGGAATGGTCCCTACCTCAGCTTGCAATTAATCTCAAATTATCCCGTTCGACCCTGATGCGCGAAGTACGCTTCGCTGGCTTAGGTATAGGAACTCACACAGAAGCCTTTCACAAGGTTTTGGCTCATGTGAAAAGTCTCAAGCGCCGTCCGGGCAGCGCAGTAAGGTGTCCAACCTGCCATGGGACTGGTAGGATTCGCCCTGCCGCACCGGCATCACCAATTGCAGCGAGCGCCACGGGCGCCACGGAGTAAACATGAGCACAACCCCATCCACAGTCGCGCAGGCGCTGATCTCGCAGGGCAAAGCTGCCGTCGAGGCCGAGCTTTCGCGTATTGAAGGCGATTTAACAATCGCCAAAAATAAGGCGATCACCGAGGCCGCGTCGCTCGCGACAGAGCTCGCTACTTATATGAACGCGCATGCGGCTGAGGTCAACAATGCATCGGCACTGATTGCTCGTGCCAATGTCACGACCAGCGGATCCACCGTTCCTGTCAGCACCGTGCCAGCGATCACACTCACCAAGCCCGTCACGGTCGGCAACACCATTGCTGCCATTAAGACCTGGCTGAGTGCGAACGGCTGGAAAGGGTATCTGGTGCTCGGGATCGGCGTGCTTGTGTTGCGTTATATTTGGGTGCATAAGATAATTTGATATCGAGGGGTTTGGTTGGCGCGCGGAGTGATCCACGCAATCAGCTAACACTCGATCCAATCCCGCGAAGCCCGCGTGAGCTTATTACTCTGCGGGGGGACTTCAGGGGCTCTGGTTTCCCGGTCCAGTAAAAACCGGGCTTGTTTTGATGGGTGCATTGCCGTGCCCGCATCGCCCGCTAGATGTGGCGTAACTCGCAGAGCGTAATGCGCGAGACCCAGTGCATCCTTCAAAACAATTCGGCGAGCGCGATAGCGCAGCAGCCGATTCTGTAAAACAGGAGATCACATGCTTCACGCACTCGATCTGATTGTCGCCGCGGGCTATGCGGTGTTCTTTTATAAGATTAGCCGATGATCCGCACAACGGGCGTTGGATTGGGTTCCGGTTCCGGCTCCGGCTACGGCTCCGGCTACGGCTCCGGCGACGGCTACGGCTCCGGCGACGGCTACGGCTACGGCTACGGCTCCGGCTCCGGCTCCGGCTCCGGCGACGGCTCCGGCTCCCGCTACGGCTACGGCTCCGGCTACGGCTCCGGCTACGGCTACGGCTACGGCTACGGCTACGGCTCCGGCGACGGCTACGGCTCCGGCGACGGCGACGGCACCAAGCTCGCGTGGTCCTTTTGTTATCTACGTTACTTACTAATAGGATGATAACGTGTCAATAATTCAAATTGCTGTGATCGACGCGGGTTGGGTGATGGTTGGCAGGCTCAAGCTTAATGCCAGTGTTGCCACGTTGAAAAATGCCAGCGTGATACGAGTGTGGGGCACAAGCAAGGGCTTGGGCCAAATCGCGTTGGATGGTCCGACTGCGGAGACCAAGCTCGACAAGATTGGCACCGTGCAAGTCGAACGCTCGCAGTTGAAGTTCTTGATCGAATGCGACGATAAGAAATGGGAGAAAAAGCTCTGAGCCGCCAAGCCCGCAAAGGGCCCCGCGCCCGCCAAGCCCGATGGGGCACCGATGCCCATCACGAGTTATTCTTCGCGGCTATTGACAGAGCGCAGTATCTTGCTTATAAACGCAGCATATTGATGTGTAGGACCGAGCATCAGTTAGATGCCCGCATCGGTCCCCAACAAGAGGTAGTACGCACCGAAAAAGACGTATCGCGGGCATCGATCGATTTGAAAGAAGGAGCGAAAAATGAGAAAAGCAATGTTGATCGCGCTGAGTCTGGTCGCCAGCAGCGCCTATTCGTTTAGCCACCATCATGGGACAGCGATAGGTACGGACGGGAAAACCCTCACCCATGCGCCGGACACAGTGGCGGCGCCGGAGATCGATCCGGCATCGGGCATCGCGGCGCTGACTTTGCTGGTCGGTGGATTGGCCGTGGTGACTGGAAAACGTCGCGTTTGATTAGTATATCCGCCTAGGTCGTGGGGCTTGGATTAAACGAAATACCACGGCGCTTTGATAAGCATCTTGAGTATCGCCGCCAAAATCTTGACGGGGATAATGGCCAGTCATATTCAGGGTGCTTTTCAAAAGTAATTAAAAAGGAGTTCTCGCAATGCCAGCGTCCTACACTGTGCATCTTGCACAAATGGATCCGATGTACTGCGACGTTCACGAAACTACACTCAATGGCCGGAATCGACTGCTGCTCACCGTATGGAATAGCCCCGGTGAACACGGTGAGTCGGCGAAAGCCATGGCCGAACGAATCGCCCGGCTTTTGAACGAGTCGGAATACCCGCTCGGCGAATCGGTTGCTGTGCGCCTCAGTCCTTCTTCTCCCTGAAGGACCCCCGCGGCTGGTCATCCCCTAACCGCGGATTCTTGCGCAGGGCAGTTTCCGGTCTGCCTGATTGAAAACCGGATTGTATCGTAGTAGGCTCTTATGATGAGTGCTTACTATCATATAATAGAGCCGCTTGAAGCGCTGTCGCGCTCAGCGGTCGGGTGACACACATGGCACAAGGAAACTGCACTCATGCTGACCACCGCTTTCTTAACGAGCTTCTTAATAGCAGCTACGTTGCTTGCTTGTCTGATCCCGATAGTTCATTGGAAGAATCAAATCTGGGCGCGATGATCGTAGCTGCTCACAATGGTTTGCCAACAATGCAAGACACTATTGTGGAGTCCACCGTCGATGGCATACTCGCCGAGGCAGGAGATAATGACATCAAGACCACGCTCGAAAAATTGGACAGGCTCCCCGCCGCACAGGCTGGCCCACAGCTATCTTTCCGTGGTAACGCGGATCAAGCTGCGGTCGACAAGCTGGCGGGCGCCGAACCTATCCCTGCTCCTCGTACCTATGAGGAGACCGAGCTCGAATTGCTCCAAATCGGAGTGCTGAACCCCGATCTGTATAATAACATGCGAAAGGTGTTCGCAGAGCATAAGTGCCCGGAGAAGCTGGATGCAGTAGGCCAGCAGATACGGGAATTTTTTGTTAATCAAAAAGGATAACGCCATGGCGAAAGCCAAAGCAAAGAAGCCCGCACGAGCGCGGGGCGCCGACAAATACGAGCAGCTGAAAGCTGAGCAGCTAGTGCAGATCGACGCACACAATAGTATGTTAAAGCGCGTCTTCGATCTCGAAGAAGCGATCTGCCCCCGCGTCGCAGCCCGCTTAACGGCGTTGGAGCGGCAGGAAGAAGTCATATGTGATCGTCTCGTTGCGCTGGAACGCCGTGTCATGGCTCACCCCGAGACGGCCGCACCTTACCGGAACGCCGAAGGGTATTCGCGCCTCATGACTGACCTGTTCAAAGGCGCGCCCGCGCGGCCCGCGAATCATCTCACCGCCAATGACCGCTGGCTTGTCAATAACATGGTAGCCATAGCTGGGTCGCGTCTGACCCGCCTAGCCCGCCACGAGCTTATCCAGCGCTTGCAGGCGCTGAACGATCCCGGTTG